CGCATCGTCGTCGGCAGCATCACCGGCCGCGGCGCCACAGTCGGAGCCACAGTCGGCACAATCTCCCGCCACCACTCCGCCCGGCTCGGTTTCCCCGCCCGTCCGGCAGCCTGTCCCCCGACCGCCCTCGGCGCGCCGATAGCACGCGCCGGCACACCACGCTCGGCCGCCCACTGCCTCAGCCGCGCCTCCTCTATCTCCCGCTGTCTGGCCCACGAACTCGGCATCCCTCTCCTCTTAAGGTTGAGAACTAAGGTTAAGAGCGAACCTCAACCTCAACCGGTGAGATAACCGGTAGAATAGAAGTTTACCGGTTACCGGTTTCAAAAATCAGCCTCAGCCTCAGCCTCAGCCTCAGCCTCAACCTACATCCACCGCGTGCTCGGCCTCCACCTCCGCCCGAACGTCTCCATCGCCTGGCGCTCCTGCTCCAACGCCGATTGCTGCGCCAGCTGCTGCTCCTGGAAGCCCCGCCCCCACACGTCCGACTCCTTCTGCCACCCGAACTGCGACTCCTGGAAAGCCTGATTCCACTCGTCCATCGCCTTCCGCCAGTCGAACTCCGTCCCCCACTGGCCCTGCTGCACCTGTGCCTGTAGCCAGGGGAGCATCGTATTGAACCACTGCATCGCCTCCCCTGCCCGGCCCTCCGGCACGTTCGCCCACGGCGTCTGCCCCCACTCCGTCCACGGCAGCGCCCCCCACCCCGGGATCGTCCCCGCCCAGGGCGCAGGCCCAGCCGCCGCTCCGCCCCCACCACCCCCGCCCCACGCCGGCGCTGGCGCTGGCGCCGGCGGCGTATAACTCGGCGGCGTCCACACCGGCTGCTGCGGCGCCGGCGGCCAGCCTGGCCAGCCTGGCCATACTCCACCTCCACCCGTACCAGGTTCTACAGCCATCATCCACCTCCTGCTGAGCCTAAACCTTAACCTTAGCCTTAGCCATCATCCTCTCCATCTCCCGCTCGTACCTCAGCGCCTCCTCCAGCACATCCCCGCCCCCTGCCTGCCCCGCCGCGAACCGGATCATCTCGAACGGCTTCCCCCGGTGCTGCGCCTCGTACCTGGCCAGCAACTCGTCGTCAGTCAACCGTGCCTCCCCGCGCAGGTCGTGCACCACGTCCCCCACCATCTCCCGCGCCCCCGCCAGCGCCGAATGCACTAATTCCCTCATCGTCCCCCCCGGCCGGCCAGCGGTCCGGCGCCCGGCGGCGCATTACCCATCATCGCCATCATCGCCGCCATCTGCTCCGGCCCCCCGGCCCCCACCGCCTCCGGCATCGCCTGCGGCGCTACCACCCCCGGCGGCATCCCCTGCATCGGCCCTCCTCCCCCTCGCCCACCGGGGGAGGGTTGGGGTGGGGGCTCCGGCGCGGGCGCCAATGCCTGCGCCAACTCCTCCGAATAATCCGCCAGCACCACCTGCGCCAGCTTCTCCGCCGTCGGTCCCTCGAACAGCAGCAAGTCCCGCAGTATCTTCTTCATCTCATCCTGCGGGCTCTGGCTGCTCAAATGCTTGATCCTCTGCAATTGGTCCAGGAACGTCTCCCGGCTGATCAACTTCTGCCCCACCAGGTTCGCCAGCCCCATCACCTCTCCCGCTTCATCCTTCGGCAAACTGGCACTCAACTCCACCCGGTTGCGGTAGTATCCCCCAATCATCCCCGGGTCCAGCGCCAGCTCGAACGTCGCTCCCCGCCGGTCCGTCCCCCACACGTACCACCCCTCGGCCGGGGCATACTCCTCCGTCAATGACAATATCAACTTGTTCAACTCCTGGTAGGCCCGCTCCCGTATCTGCTGCCGGTGCGCGATCCGCATCAGCACCGGATTATTTATTGCACTCAGCGCGATCCCGCTCACCGTCCCCTGATACCGCCCCTGCATCGCCGCGCTCACCGTCGCATCCTGGATCAACCGCTCCACCAACGCCATCTGCTGGTCCACCGCCGGATGCGGCCCGGGCGGCACCAGGAAACTCCACTGCGCCCCCTTCCGCATCACGTTCACCGCCCCCGGCCTGAAGTCGATCTCCAGATCGGTATCGTCGGTGATCATCGCCCCGTTCGCGTACATCTCGATCAGTCTCTGCTTCATCGCCAGCAGCTCGTTGATCCCCGCCGCCAACCCCATCGCCCCGTTCTTCCTGCTGCCGCCTGTGATCGGGAACAACACACTCAGTGAACCATTCTCGTCCGCCAGCGGCGTCGCGATCCCGGCGTACCTGACGAACGGCAGCCGCTTATACCCCGGCACCCGCACCGGCTCTTTCAGAAACTGATCCTCCACTACTACGCAGTTCGTCACCACCCGCCGCCGCACCTTCCGCAACCGTGGCTGCTCCCCTTCCGCCGCTTCCCCCGGCTCCTCCCCCTCTAACTGCTCCCCGCTAACGGCTAATGGCTCAGGAGCCCCCGCCTTCAGCGCCCGCTTCGCCATCGCCACCAGCCTGGCCAGCACACCCTCCGGCTCCTCCCCCTCGTCCACCGCCCGCCTCTCCGCCACCGGCTCCTTGACTTCCTCCACGTCTACCCGCCAGTAGTCCACAAAATCCACTTCCTCGTCCAGCCACTCCTCCAGATTCGCCCCCGCCTCCGGCCCCCGCTTCAACTCCCCCCACGCTGCCTCGATCTCCCGCCGCGCCCGCCTGAAACTGTGGATCACCTCCAGGTCCTGCCCCTCCCGTCCGCTCGGACTGGCGTACACCGTCCTGGGGTCCAGCGCCTGCACCACCAGCGGCAACTCATCCTCCACGGCCTCCGGATCGTAGACGCACCGCAGCACGCCCTCGCCCAAACAACTCGCGTGCCACTCCGCCAGATTCAGTGCATCCAGCACCCGGCCCTGATACCACACCCCGTATAAAAACTTCTCGATCTGGTCGGCCTGGTCAGTCGCCACCGCCTTCACCTCGCTCGCCGGCACGCTGATCACCGGCGGCCGCGTCAGCAGGAGCGTCCGGAAACTCTCCACCGTGTTGAAACACACCGGCGCGCTGATCCGCCGCTCGTCCGGCTCCGGCGCTGTCTCCCACGTATTCAACAGATACAGCTTCTCGTAGTCGTCCATCCGCGTATTCCGATCCGACCATCGTAGCGACAGCGCATCGTACCTGCTCTGCACAAACTCCGTCGTAATCTCCCTCGGCTTCATCCCTCTACTCCCTGGCCCCTATCCCCGCCTCGGCAACCGCCTCTGCCCCGGCCTTCCCCCCTGCGCCCGATGCTCCACGTACCCATACTTATCCACCAGCCCGTACGCCACCGCATTCATCGCGTGCCCGGTGGTCTTATCGAGCTCGTTCGGCATATCGCTCACCACGTTCCCCCGCCGGTCCGTCTTCCGCTTGTACGATCCATATTCCGCGATCCCATTAGTGCACCTCAAATCAAACCCGATCCGCGCCTCCCCCGTCCCCGGATCCCGCAGAAACGTCCGGTGCCGCGTGATCCCATCCAGTATCCCCACCTGCTCTGAGCGCGGCCAGATCCCCGTCAGTTCCCCCCACACCTCCTCCGCGCTCTTCTCCGCCTGGTGCTGCCGGCCGGCGAAATCGATCACCGCGTCCCACGCCACATCCCACCATTCCCGCCCCCGGCAAATCTCGATCACATCTGCGTGTACCCGGTGATGCTCGTACACCTCATCGATCACCCGCACCTCCGGCCATTCCCCCGGGTAAAACTGCACCGCCAGCACGCAGTACGCGGAGGGATAATAGCCCGGATCGATCCACAACGTCACCGGCCGCTCCTCGTCGAACGGATACACCCCCACGTGCGTCACGTGGTTGAACTCCGGGAATATCCGCGCCGGCGAGGGCACCAACTCCGCCGCCACCCGCCGCCTGAACTCGTCTTCCGGCAGGCTCTTGCGCAGTTCCTCGATCTCCGGATCCTCCCTCCCCAGCGGATAAACCGCACGGTTGACCCAGGCCGGAAACGAGAAGCGCGCGCCGCCGTAAACATTCGGCCCCGCGAAAGCCCGGTAGAAGTCCGCGTACCAGCCGAAGTTGTCCCACAGCGTCCCCACCATCAGCACCACGCCCCGCGTCTCCGCCACCCGCCCGCGCGCCGCGTGGAACGCCTCGTACCGCATCAAGCCCGCCTCGGCCAGGATCACCACGTCGAACGCCTCACCCGTTCCCGTCAACTCCTCCGGCCCATCGTTCAGCGAGATCGTCCGCACGTGGCAGCCGCTCTTCGCCCAGCACTGCTGCTGCCCCCGCGCCGGCGCCGACACCCGCCCCAGCCCCCCAATCACCCGCAGGCCCTCCACCAGGTATCCGAACTCTTTTAACGTGCGCCCGTACTCCTGCCCCGCGATCGCAATCTCTTCACTCCACGGCAATCGCGCCAGCCCCTCCATCCCGGCCCACTTGCTCTTCCCGCTTCGCTCCGCACCGAACACCGCCATCACCCGTGCGTCGCAGCGGTGCGCCTCCTCCTGCAACTCGTGCGGCTCGTACCCCGCCGCCCGCAAGATAGCCTTCTTCTGCCTCCATCCCGGCCAACGACTCATCCATCCCCGTCCAACCCGCGTAACTCCGCCAGCAGCGCCGCAAACCGCTCATCCGCGCCACCCAGCCCCTTCACCGCCGTCTCAATGTCCGCCCGGTCCAACACCCCCAGCGCCGCCTTCATGCCCATAGCCAGCAACCGGTCCGCCGCCCGCAGCATCACCGACGGCTTCTCATCCAGTCCCGTCAGCGCCACCATCTTCCGCGCCGCCGGGGGCGTATTCTCATCCAACCCCCGCAGCGCCACCGCGATCAACACCCCCAGCAACTCCGTCGCCAGCGGCGCCGCCTTCCTCAGCCCCTCCGCCGCGTCCTGCACCGACGTCCGCAGCACCGCCGCATCGTACTCCCGCTGCGCCTGCGTCAGCACCTCCCGGAATAACTCCTGGTGCCACCATCCCCGGTCCCTCCGCCAGAACGTCGCCTCATTGCAGACGCGCTCCTCACCCTGGAAAAGCCCCTTCCACGGCCTGTTCTCCCCACGCCAGCGCACGATCTGGGGAATCGCCAGCCGCTGTTTCGGCGTCAGTCGCTCCATCCGCTTCAACAACTCCGTACTAAATTCCCCCGGCGCACCTTGCATTTCGCTTGTCTCCAACTCTCCTGTATCGAGACGCAGCCGCACACGTCACCCGCCGCGCCCGTTTATGATACATATTCACTACGCGAAATGTCTAAGACTGAGGCGGGCTTAGCCTCAGCCTTAACCTTATTTCCGTCTCGCGCTGCGCCGCTTGGGCTTTGCCTTCCCCTTCACTCTCTTCAGTCTCGGATTCCGCCGCTTCGCCGCCGCGCTCGCCCGCCGTGCACCCGCCGCCAGGATCGCCCGCGCCCGCTTCATCGAGATCCCCTGCCGCTTCGCGATCTTCCGCGCGTTCGCCGCGAACCCCCGCACCACCTTCGCCGGCTTTCGCTTCGTCTTTCGCTTTGCCGTTCGCCGCTTAGTCTTTCTAGCCATCTCGCTCCTCCGCCAGGTCTTACCTGAACCTCAGCCTTAACCTCAGCCTTAACCTCAGCCTTAACCTCAGCCTTAACCTCAGCCTTAACCTCAGCCTTAACCTCAGCCTTAACCTGGCTAGCACTTTGCCACCAACAACCTCAGCCCCGTGATCACCCGCGCCACCTTCCCATCCGGCGCCGCCCACTCCGGATTGAAGTATCTCTCGACCAACCCCACTCTCATCCCATCCCACGGATCCGCAATCTCCGCCTCGTCGTCGCCCTCCATCTCCAGCAACACCACGAAATGCTGATCCACGTCCCGGTCCGTGTAATCGAAATCCACCTCCGCGATCACCGGCCCCCACTCCAACTCCCGCCGCACCATCTCCATATCCGCCGGCCCCTCCCGCCACACCCGCTTCCCTCGCCACTCCAGCACCGGACAGAACGCCGCCATCTTCTCCCAATTCAACAAATTACGCGGAGCGCCTGTGAACCCCGCGTTCTCACACAACCACCTGTTCAATTCCCCCGGCGTCACCTGGCAGCCTGCCGCCGTCGCCACCATCGCCGCGCACGTCACCGCGCACCCCGCCCCACCGATCGTCCCGCCCCCCCGGTCCGGCCCTAATTGGTCACCCTGCCATCTGGGGTCCCGCTGGCTATACACCGGAAACTGCACCGGCTCCACAGGCGGCTCCACAGGCGGCTCCACAGGTGGCGGCGCCACGATCCTGCCCTCCAGCGCCCGTTGTAGCCGCGCCTGCACCTCCGCCAGCGCCGCCAGCACCCACGTCAATTCACCCTCGATCTCCCCTTCCATCGCTCCTCCCTCCCCAACGAAAAACAGCCGGACAGAATCTCCCCTGCCCGGCTGCCAGTAGCCAGCCCCCTCTCACGCTACCTGGACAAAACTATATCACAATCACTGCAACTTGTCAAACTCGTGATAAGTGGGCCAGCCCATCTGGGCTATATTGCCTCTTGACAAACACACTAGAATGTGATATAATCTAGTTAGATTTGAGAAAGGAAAGGAGAAAATAATGGCAACAAGAAACACCAAAGAAAAAGCACAGCAACTAAAAGAAAAATTAGAAGCAGAATACCCTGGCATCGAAATCCGTGTGGTTGATCAATCTAGCACGCGCCGCCTTGGGCGGCTGATAGCAGAGCAAAACGGGCTCGGAATCATCGAGGATGATGGTAGCGGAATGGTGGTTGTCCGCATGCCCGAGTTCGCAGTTTTGGAAGTCCGGCATTGCCAGCGCTGCGGCGCAGAGACATTAACCGCCGCAATTGGCGAGATCGCAATGACCGGCGATCACTGCCAATCTTGCGAAATGAAGCGACACGAAACATATCTTCATGAGCTTGAAGCCAGCTGCGAGCGCTCAGCCGAGCGGTCCCGCGAAGCAGAGTGGCGTAATGCCTGGGAGGAATAAACCCAGGCCAATCAGAAAGGGGAGAAATGAAAAAGTGTATCTATTGCAGCAAAAAAGTTACACGGGCCCAGCTACGGCACGCCGAGGCTATCAAGATCAGCCGTGGCAAGTATGCGCACACAGATTGCATAGATGACCTGAGTCGCCAGCCAGGCGACGCCTACCACCGCCAGAATAAAAATGAACGAGCCAGTTAAGGGCTGGCTAACGACTGACGGTGCAGCAAAGTTGACAGGCTACACCGTCAAGTACCTGCGTTGGCTAATAAACCAGCGCCGGATAGAGGCCCGCAAAGTG